AAGCTGAACAAGAAAGAGGCAAAGGGTCTGATCGATAAGGCTGAGAAAATTGTCTTTTCGACTTTGCCTCCAGATAAAATTTCTGGTGATGCCAGCGATTGGCGCTGCAAGTTTTGCCCCTACTGGGCAATCTGTCATGGCTGCAAGATTCCAGAAGTGAGCTGCCGAACTTGCGCCCATGTGACGCCAGAGAAGGATGGCACTTGGAGCTGCGCTTTGGGCAAGCCTGCCGTCACTTGTGATGATCATTTGTACATCCCACAGATCATGCCGAAGGATTTGGAAATGACTGACGCTGGTGATGACTGGGTTGAATATGAAGACTTGGATACTGGTGAGACTTTCCGCAACAATGGAAACAGTCGTGAAATATTTGAAGGGAGGATGCGCGATGGGAATGCGTGAACACTTGATGAAAGACGCCTTGGAAGAATTTGTTAATAAGTTGCCAGATAAAATTACTGATGAAGAAGTTGCATGGATGATTTTTAACATCCTTGGATGTCGCGGAAAGATCGAAGACTGGGGAATGATAAACAAACTCACGATTGCGAATATCGGGGAGTATTTCATTCATCAGGCATTTTCGATTGAAGAGTTGGCTGAAACAGAGGCGAAGATGTTTTTGGACAAAGTGGTTAAGGAGCATAAAGCAAAATGACTTTCGAACTTCGTGATTATCAAAAAGACGCCATTGATGGGCTGTACAATTACTGGGCGCAAAAGATGGGAGAAAACCCACTGATTGTTGCGCCGACTGGATCTGGCAAAACAGCGATCATTGCCAAGATGATCCAAGACGCCATGAGCTTTCCAAACACTAGGGTGCTGGTTTTGGCGCACGTTAAGGAGCTGCTGGAGCAAGGGGCGTCAGGTTTAAAGAAGCTGTACCCAGAGGCTGATTTCGGCTTCTACAGCGCGTCTTTGAAAGAAAAGGATCTGACCAAGCCAATTACGTTTGGCGGCATCCAGAGCATTTATAAGCAAGCGTTCAACATGGTTCCAGCTCCAGACTTGGTGATCATTGACGAGGCGCACATGCTGCCACCCAAAACGACCACACGTTATGGTCGGTTTATCGATGACCTGAAGCAGTGCAATCCAGATGTAAAGATTGTTGGGCTGACAGCCACGCCATACCGCTTGAGTTCAGGATACTTGCACAAAGGTGAAGGTGCGATCTTTGATGGCATTGCCTACGACATTCCAGTGACCATGCTAATGGATCAGGGATACTTGGCCCCAGTCATCAGTAAGGGTGGCTTGGAGCAGATCGACCTGACCAATGTGAAGAAGCGAGGTGGTGAGTTTGTCGAGAGTGATTTGGCTATTGCTGCATCTGATCCTGAGTTGGTGCGTAAGACAGTTGAAGAAATTGTTACGCTGGGAGCCGACCGTAAAAGTTGGTTAATCTTTGCCAGTGGCATTGACCATGCGAACATGCTGGAAGATGCGTTTTTCGATCACATGATTAATGCCGAAGTTTTGACTGGTGAAGACAGCCAGAAGGATCGCGCCTCAAAGATCGAAAGATTTAAGAACGGCAAACTGCGCTGCTTGGTAAACGTGAATGTTTTGACCACTGGGTTCGATGCACCGAATGTGGATTTGATTGGGCTGGTTCGAGCTACGGCATCGACAGGTTTGTATGTTCAAATCATTGGTCGCGGTACGCGGATCTATGAAGGCAAGGAAAACTGTCTGGTTTTGGATTACGGCCAGAACGTCGAGCGGCATGGGTTTATCGATAAGGTGAAGCCAGAGCGCGATAACAGGGGTGATGGGGATGGCGAAGCGCCGATCAAGACATGCCCAAAGTGCCAGATGCATTTGGCTATTGCCTGTTTGATTTGTCCTGACTGTGGGCATGAGTTTCCACCACCCACGCTGAACCATGCCAGCAAGAGTTACGATGGCGCGATGATTTCGACACAGGTAAAGCCTGAATGGTTTGACGTTGAAAACGTGACGTACAGGCGCTGGCAGAAGGCAGGGAAGCCCGACAGTGTTCGAGTGACATATCACTATGGCTTTTTCAAAGAGATATCTGAGTGGCTTTGTCCTGATCATGGTGGCTATGCCACGACCAAATACATGCAGCGCAGGGGGCAGCTTGGTGCGAAGGCAAAGACCACAGGCGAGGCAATGGATGAATGCCAAAGCTGGAGAAAGCCTAGCCGCATTCAAATAAAGCCTGATGGCAAATACGAAAGAATTGTGAGGTTTGATTATGAGAAACGTGAGAAGAAGGAAAACGTCATCCACGTTGATTTCAGTTTCGAGGACATACCCTTCTGAGCATGATGAACAGGTTGGATTTATAAATTGGTTTCGCACAAAGTTCCCAAAGGTTTTGATCTTTGCCATTCCCAACGGTGGAAAAAGATCGATTGGGGCAGGCAAGAAACTGAAGGCTGAAGGCGTTGTGGCTGGGATTCCTGACCTGTTCATTCCTAGCTGGGATGTCTGGGTTGAGATGAAGCGTAAGTCTGGTGGGAGACTTTCCCCCGATCAGAAGAAGATCATCGAATACCTTGAGAGCGAGGGTTACAAAGTGATTGTTGCCAAGGGCGCGACAGATGCATCGAAACAAATAATGGAAGCGCGAGATAACTGGGGGAGGAAAGAATGAACGATCTTTCAGTGCGGCCAATCACACGGCGATCTGCGCTTCCTTTCATCATAGACCGCCATTACATGCACAGAGTTCCACCAATCAGCATGGCGTTTGGATTGTTTGATGGTGAGAAAATGATTGGCATAGTCACCTATGGCATTAGCGGATCTACGACTTTGCGGCGCGGTGTTTGTGGAGATGAATTTGCTGATAATGTTTATGAGCTTACGAGACTTTGGACAGAAGATGATGCTCCTAAAAATGCAGCAAGTTTTTTGATTAGTGGCTCATTGAAAATGGTTGATAAGGAAATCATTGTGACGTTTGCGGAAATAGAGGCTGGTCATGTTGGCACGATTTATCAGGCGTCAAACTTTTTTTACTGTGGCCTATCTTCGACGTTCAAAGATCCAAAGGTTAAAGGATTGGAGCATCAGCACCACACGACTTACGCACATGGAATGAACATGCAGCAGATCCGCGAAAAGTATGGCGAGGAAAATGTTTACTATGTCGATAGGCCGCGCAAGCATAAGTATGTTTTTTTCAACGCCAAAAAGAAACGGCGCAAAGATTTAATCAAGGCTCTTAAATACAAAGTGCTGCCTTATCCAAAACAAGGAGAAAAGAATGACTATACCAACTTATGAGTGCGACAAGGTTAATAACAAACTAACCTTTCATTGTCCATTATGCATGAAAGTACACACACATGGGCCAAAAGAAGGACACAGAATTTCTCACTGTAATAACAGTGATTACCATCCCAATGGTTATTTTTTAAAAAACAAAGGAGAAAGTAATGGATTGGAAATATCACTGGACAGTTAGGGATGATGGGCTGCATATTTATGAAAATGGCCAGAGGATTGCGAAGATTGATCCTGATCATTTTAAACATTTAGTAGCTGAAATGGCAGAGCATGTAAGGTGGCAAGAAATGAAAAAGGAGAAAGGCGATGTCGGAAAAGAATAATTTAAAAGATTTGAGTATGTTTCAGTCGGCTCATGTTAGGTGGCTGAAGCAGCAGTTAAATAACCTCAAGGACATTAAGAATCGAAGGGAAAAGCCTTCGGGGATTGAGCGAGAGATTTTCGCTGCTGACATGGAACTGACTGATTACATCAAGCAACTTCGACGGCACGGCTATAGGGCATAAAGTAATTTTGAAAAAATGCATTGCCCCTATTGTAATCTGTGACAGATGTCATATATATGGGGTGTAGAGAGAGAGAAAGGAAACTACATGTTTACTAAATACGCAATCACCGTAATCGACACAGTTAGCACACGCGATGGATCACGCAGCCACACTGCTGATAAAGCCTACTTCGAAAAACTCAGCAGCTATAATGGCTACTTACATGCCAGCTCAACAGTAACGACTACTTTCGACAGCCAAGAAGCTGCTGAAAATTTCATCGAAGAGCTGCCTGTTAGCCGCTGTGGTGAGTATAACAACAAATATGAATATGGTGTTGAAGCTATCGAATACACCCATGCAAATCACAGTGGATGGTCTGACGTACACCCATATGAGATCGTGCGCGTTGTATCTCCAAAGACAATTGAGATCCGCGCAATGGATGCGGAGCTTGATGAAAACTGGAAGCCTGAGATCATTGCTGGTGGCTTTGCTGGTCACTGCACAAACCAAGGCGCTCAGAAGTGGGATTACAAATCAAACCCTGATTACACCGTGATCCGCGCTCGCCTTCGCAAAGATGGCTACTTCCACTCAGCCAATGGCCGTCACGTTTTGTCGAAGACGCCTTACAAATTTCACGATTATAATTTTTAAAAAAAGGGGCTTCGGCCCCTTGTAATCTGTGACAGGTGTCACCATATATATAATATAGAGAGAGAGGAAATCGAAATGAGATTGTACATGAACAACAAAGGCGAATGGTTTGGCACACAGGCAGACGCTCGCCGCAATTCACCAAGAGAGTGGGTCGAGGTCGAAGTGCCGACATCGAAGCAGGATCTGCTGAACTGGCTGAACGAAAACAAAGTCGGGGGCATTCAGCAGAGCGCCTCAGAGCCTCGCACAGCGCCAGAGCCGAAGTCTGAGCTGCTGTCGCCTCACGCAGCATCTTGGGTCGCATGGTCGCTCGACAACCTCAAGCGCGGCAACAAAAAAGATGCCGAAGAAATGCTGGCCAAAGGATTGAAGATTCAAAGAGAGTGGGCATAAGCCCATTCTTTTTTTGCCCTGCCCCTTGTAATGTGTGACAAGTGTCACTATATCTAAGATGTAGAGAGAGAGGATATTGATATGACTAAACCTTTAGGCGACATTTTAGCAGAGTGCTTCAAAGACTGGGATGAGGAAGAGCAGTTTGCTCTTCCCAAGGACGCCAAGCGCGGCAACCACTGTGGCGTTCAGGCTGTGGCCGTTGTAGCTCAAAAGCTGCTTGGAGAAACAATGGAAATCTTCAAGGCTCAATGCTCGCGCATCAAAAAGAAAAAACGCTGGGCTGGAGGCACAACGCACCCAGAGCGCGTCAAGGTTCTGAAGTTTTTGGGCGTCAAGTTCAAAGAGCTGAACACCAGCTACACCAATGGCGTGACCTTGCAGCGTTTTGTCAAAGAGATCGCCAACCCCAACTTCACATACATCGTGACCACCACCTCGCATGTGCAGCTTGTCAAAGGATCTAAGATCCTCGACCAGCAAGGCAAAGTGGAAATCTCAGACTTCTGGGGTCGCCGCAAGAAAATCTACAAGCCTGTGCTGCAAGTGATTAAAGAATAATTGCTTGCAGCTATTGTAATGTGTGACAACTGTCACTATATAATGGGTATAGAGAGAGAGGAACTTAACATGGCATACGACCCGACACACGAATATGAGCATCACTACCACCCAGCGATTGAGTCGCGCAAGCTGGCCAATGCTGCCACCACCAAGCGCCGTAACTGGATCGCCACTGATGATCGCGCCCAAGAGATCATCGACTTTGTAGCTGACTACAGCCCAGAAGGTGATGGCTTTTTCTCAGCTTGCAACAAAGGCATCTGGCAGTTTGGATCGCTTACACCCAACATGCGTAACGCTATGGTTAAGGTGCTGGACAAACGTGCCGCACAAGCCGCTGAGTGGGCCACCAGAGATGGCAAGTGCGAGTTTGTTGGCACAGTGGGCGAGCGTCAGGCTTTCGCAGTCACAGTGAAGCATATCGTGGATCTGGAAGGCATCTATGGCATCTCACACCTTCACATCTGCCGTGACGCTGATGACAACGTCATCATCTACAAAGGCACACAATACTGGGGCAAAGGCGCTCAAGTGACTTTTATGGCCAAAGTCAA